TAACAACACTTCATCAAATTTACGGTGGGCAACTCGCGCAGAAAATTCCAAAGATAGGCTAACGCACGGAACTTTTCTTGCTGGAGAAAAATGTCCCAACGCTAAGCTGTCGTCAAAAGATGTATTAGACATTAGAGCCGCTGTTTCCGCAAAAGAGCGCCGAGCAGAGATTGCCAAGCGTTTTGGAGTGCATGTTGCTTACGTCAACGCGCTTGCAAGAAATGAATGGAGGCGACATGACCATTCAATGGTCTAATTACCCCAATTTCACCCGCGAGGAGTTCACCTGCCGCTGCGGCTGCGGTAGGAACGAGATGCGCCCGGAGTTCCTAGAACGCCTCCAGGCGCTTCGCAGCGCCTACGGCAAGCCCATGCACATCACCAGCGGCTATCGCTGCCCACAGCACCCTGTAGAGGCCGCTAAAGTGCATCCTGGGATGCACACGACGGGCCTGGCTGCGGACATCGGCATCAGCGGCTCAGAGGCCGTGGCGCTGTTGCGCCTAGCGCTGGATGCCGGGTTCCGTGGGGTCGGGGTGCAGCAGAAGGGGAGCGGGCGGTTCCTGCACGTCGATCTGCGGGAGACGCCGACGATTTGGAGTTATTGAGGCGCGGCAAGTTGCGCCAATCGCATCTCCGCAACCATGCGCAGCAGTTCCACGCGGTTCAGCACGGGATCGCTAATGCCTCCTGGGTAGCCGAGGGCAGCGGATAGCTCTGGGTCTTGCTGTGGCGTTGCCTGTTGCTCCAGATAGCACAGCTTGCACGCCTCATCAGAGCCGTGCGGGCATTCGGGTGCGGCGCGCATCCGCTCCAGTTCTCGCCTCCAGTGCCGCTTGCGCTCCTCCAGCCACGCTAGGGCTTCTTCCTCGCGCTTGAGGGCGGCGCGCAGATCGTCGGCCGCATCTGCCACGATGTCGAACTCTGCGCGGTGCGGTGCGTACGGCATGGCGGCAGCAATGGCATCCAGTAGGCGCTGTGCGGCTTGGCTGAGTGTTATTTGCATGGTGCGATCCAGTGGTAGACGTGAAACCTGCCAAGCTTTTCGCAGCGCAGCAATCCTTCCTCCGTCATCAGTCTCAGCCACCAGTAAAGCGCCGTGCGGTCCATGCCGGTGAGTTCAACCAACTCGGCTATCGTACGCGGTGCGCGCACCAGCAGGCCAATCATGTCGACGATCTTGGATTGCTTGGATCCGGTTCGTTTGGCCACTTGGTATCCTCATTTCACACGGCACGCCCGGGATCTCCCACGGGCCAGTCCACGTCTGCCGCTCATGCGGCGGGTCTGTGCGGCGGCGGCAGGTTGCGCACTCTGGCAAGTCAGTGCCGAGGCATCTGGCTACGTCTGCGGGGAGGGTCATAACTGCACTCCTCGGGCGCGGATGGCGGCGGCGCAGCGGCGTGCCTCCATGTCCTCACGGGTTAGGTCGCCCACAAAACGGGCCTCGCACACCTGCGCACACGCCTCGCGTTCGTGGGCAACCCCGGCCTTGTAGCCGTTCTCGTAGGCCTGCGCCGTGGCGCGGGGTAGGGTCAGGGCGTCGTCAAGGGTTTGCGGCTCCTCCTGCTGCGCTAGGGCGGCGCGGAGGGCGGCAATGGCGACGGTGGAGCGGTCTGTGGGCCACGTCTGGTCGATGTGGTACTGAAATGCCCACAGCGCCGCTTTAGCGGCGGTTCGTAGGTCGGTCATTTCTTCCCCATCGCCGCGTCGATAGCGGCATCAGCGTCTTCGCCGGTGAGGAGCGTCAACTCCCCGTTCTCGTCGTCGCAGTCGATCCACACCCCTGCGGCAGGGCCGATGACAGGTAGGATTTCCTGCGGGTTGCGGTTGCGCAGGTAGCGGTAGCGCTCGGCATCGGCGTGCAACCGGCGCAGTTCGGCGGCGGATTCCTGTATCAAGTCGGGATCTGCCCCTGTTTCTGGAACTGCATCCAACTCAAGTGCCAGCCGCAGTGCTTTAGCCTGCGTGCTCATCCCACCACCCCCACCACAATCGCAACCACGGTGACGACGCCCGCCACCCAGCACAGCACCTCAAACGCGATGTCGCGCTTCGGGTGCGGCGAATCCTCCAGCGTGCAAGCCTCGCGGTACGGGCAAGACCGGCCCTGCATACACAGGCCGTCGCAGCATTGTCTGTCGGTCATCTGATCCTCCTGTTCTCAATCCCAACGAGGAACGTTCCCGCCTGCGGGCAGACGTAGAACTGCAACAGTCCAGACGGCCCCGCCTCCCACGATCCATCTGCCGCAAGCTGCTTGCTCGGCCCGCTGTGTTCTATCGCGTGCTCTGCGCCGCAGTGTGGGCACGTCAGCATGCTGGACAACGGTTCGCCGAGATTTTCGGGGCCGACAGCGATAAACGGGGCGCTCACTTGATCCTCCTTGCCGGCACTGCCAGCAGCCACTTGTCGCCCAGCAGGCGGATCGATCGGATCCACTGCCGGGTGTTGTGCCGATCCGTCCGGCGGTCGCCGGATGCCCACAGGGCGCGCGCGCGGCGCAGCATTCTGGTGTTCATCGCTCGGCCTCCGCTTCGTAAGCCAGAACGTCAGCGAGCCTGTAGCGGATCTGCCCGCCGATCTTCAGCCACACCGGGCCTTTGCCTGCGTTCCTCCAGCCTTCCAGCGTGCGAACGGCGACTACCCATCGCTCGGCGAGCTCCTCCGCTGTCAGCAGTTTTTCCTCCGTCATACCGCACCCTCCTCTGCATCAACGATCTCCGCGTCCACAGGCGGGGCCTGCTCGGCGCGGATCTCGGCGTCCACAGGCGGGGCCTTCTCGGCGCGGATCTCGTCGGCGCGGCGCTGCACTGCGGCTACCACGCGGTCGCGGTCCTTGCCCTTGGGCACACGGCGCATGTCGGGGCGCAGCAGTTCGAGGAACTCCAGCGTGGCGGCAGATTGGATGGTTTTCACCAGTTTGTCCACGTCCACCGTGGCGGGTGGCGGGACTTCCTCAACCAGCGGCGGCGGTGCTGGCTGCGTGCGGACGGGTTCCATATCTGCGGCCTCCTCGGGCGTGTAGGTGCCCACAGTGACGCCGGGGTAAATGGTGCGGATGCCTTCCGAAATGCACCTAGCGCGCAGCATCTGGCGCGGGTAGGACTTCCACGTCGGGTTGCGGGTCAGGCCTGCGTCCTGCGCCATCTTGGTCGTCCATTCGATGCGAACGCTGCCACCCTGCGGGTGCGCGAACGTACCGACCACGCGCGTGTCGGTGTACTCGCCCCACTCAACCTTGCCGCCTGCGGCCTGGAACCGCGCCAGCATGGCATCAGCGCGCAGCGTGGGCCGGTTGTTGATGACGTGATAGTCCCTGGCGGCGATCGCCGGGTGCAGGCCCTCGGCCTGGGCGATCAGCATCAGGGCCATCGCCTGGTCTGGGGTGCGGACGCCGAACAGGCCAGACTTGGCGACGGCAATTGCCATGCGCTCGACTTGGTCGACGGGGATCAATGCGGTGCTCATAGTGTGCTTTCCGGGGCGGCGAACCGCCCCTGTGGTGATCAGTCAGTCAGGCCAGCGGCTTCTGCCGGGACGGCCTCGGGCAGGCCCACGGTTTCCACCATGACACCCGATGCCATCAGCGAGATGATGTCGTCGTGCGTGGCCGGGGTGATGACGAACTGCGGCGTGACGTGGCGCAGCACGTCGGCGGCGGTGTAGGCCCGCACCAGACGCTCGTTGCCCTCCGCGTCCATCACGGTCCACGCCTTCATCACGCGCGTGTAGGTGCGCTTCTTGTCGCTCATTTTTTTCCTTCCGCAAGGCGCCGCAGCGCCTCGACTTTGCTGCCGACCTCTGACAGGAACGAAGTGATGCGGCTTTCGAGGTCGGCGACAAACGCCGCATCACGGGGAATGCGCTGGACGTACAACTGCAGCGGCTCGGGCATACGCGGGTCGTAGCTCACAAAATCGCACCACTGCCTGCCAGTGATCCACATCTGGCCCTGTACCTGCGGCATGTGATCCGCAGACATGCCAGACAGCAGGGTTTCAATGTGGACGCCCGTGTTGTACGGGCACTTGATCTCGATGAGCCCGTCCCAGTCCACCAAGCCGTCGGGGCTGCAGCCGGCATACAGGGTGTCGTGGGCGACGAAGCCCGTCTCCTCAACCTCGATGCCCGTGCGGGCCTCGTAGGCGGCTCTGGCAGCGGCTTCCTGCTCGGTGCCCCACTGCATGGCGGCGTTGGTGAACTTCTGGACGGGCTGGCCGGTCAGGCGCTCGACGACGAGTTCCGCCAGGTAGTCCTTCGCGGCCTGCGCTGGCTGGCCGTTTTTGAGCGTGGCCATTGCGTCCTTGAAGCGTGACGCGGTGGCCTTGCCGCACCTGGCGGCGTACCAGTCGTCATCGCGTTGGGTTGCGGTTTCGAGGATCATGCTGCGGTCTCCTTCAGAACCAGAAGTGGTTGTCGTCAAAATCAGCGCGCTTGATCTCGTCCTCGTACTTTTCCCAAGCACGCGAGGTAATGTCGCCGTCCTTGGCCCGCAGATAGCGCACGCGCAATTCGTACACTGCGGGCACGATGCGGTCGATGTGACCGGCAAACACCAGGGCGATCAACTGATCAGCAGTGGCCTGCTGCAGTTCGGCCGGCACGGCCTGCAGGTCAAGGGGCGTCTCGTCAGTGGTCGCCTCATGAGCGAGCCAGTCAGTCACGAACAGCGGCGTCCGAGCGATCTCGTCCTTCGCGGCCTCCAGGTCGAGGTCCACGCCGTCGTGGTCGGTTCTGGGATCGTGCGGGTGACCCGTGTACGGGCCGTAGTCAGGGTCGTAGTACCAGTGGCTTGTCCTCATCGTCTGCTCCTGTGTTGTGTGGGGACGGGCGAATGTTGCCACGATCGACTACGCAAGTCAACGCAACTTCACTCAATGACCCACTGTTTCACGCGGGCTTTGCGTGCCTCGGCAAGCATGGCATGATTGCGCCCCCGACAACAACAGGAGTGGACAGTGAAACTGGGGCGAACGAACCAGCGGGTGCTGGAGGTCGTGCGGCGCGAGCAGCCGGCAACGCTTTCGATGCTGATGCAGCACTTGGGCGACATGCCCAAAAAGACGGTGCGCTCGTCGCTGCAAAACATGCGTTACGCGGGCTATGTGCGCGTCGAGAACAATGGGCGCATGTCGGTGTGGATGCCGACGGACATGGAGCCGCCGCAGGTGGCGGCGAAGGAAAAGCAGGAAAAGGGCCGGAAGCGGAACCTCAGCGAGTGGCTGAAGACCCGACTCGAAAACAACACCGTCGAGGGCGAGGGCGACTGCCTGATCTGGCGCGGCGTAGTGACGGAATCCGGCGCGCCTGTCGTGTACTACAAGGGCAAGCGTGCCTATCTGCGCAGGCTGATCTGGCGGGAAATGAACGACGCGGAGCCCCCCGCTAACATGGTGGCATCCAGCACCTGCGGGACGCGCGGCTGCTGCAACCCGGCGCACGTTGCGATGGTCACCAGATCGGTGACGCAAAACCAAGCAATCGCGGCCGGCAGGCGCCCGGGCGGCGAAGCCTGGAGCGCGAAGATGGCGCTCGTCAGGCAGTCTCGGTCGAAGATCACCTGGGAGATGGTGCGCCGCATCAGGGCCTGCAACAGCCTGATGGAAGCCGTGCGGATGAGCGGGCTGCCCAAGGGCAACGTGGCGCAGATTTGGACGCACCGGACCTGGCGCAACGATCCGCAGGACGTTTGGTCCAGCGTTTTTATGAGGTTGGCAGCATGACCGAAAGAGGCAGACGAACCCTGCGAGAGCAGATGCTCCGCAACCAGCAGACCGAGGCGCTGTACGCCGCACTCAGCGGCAAGCCCGCGCGGGAGTTGCCGATTCCGCCGGAACCCAAGAAGCGCCCGAGGCGCGAGCCTGCGCCAGACGAGCCGCGCCAGCCGTCAGAGGCCGAGATCCTGCGGGCGATCATTCAGATGCTGCACCGGCACCCGCGCGTGGCAATGTGCTGGCGCCAGAACTCCGGCACGTTCCAAGAGCGCAACCGCGACGGCAGCGTGCGCTATATCCGGGCGAACACCGCGCGCGGGATGTCAGACATCATGGGCACGCTGAAAGACGGTCGCACGCTGGCCATCGAGGTCAAGAGCCGCACCGGCAGGATGCGCCCGGGGCAGGAGGAGTTCCTCGCGTCGATCCGCGCTGCGGGTGGCGTGGCTGGGGTTTGCCGCAGTGTGGACGATGCCGTCAGGCTGCTGGGGGACGCATGAAGCCGCCGGCGACCCGACAGCAGATGATGCAAAGAGTGGAGCGCGCATTGGTGCGATTGAGCCGCGACCGTTATATGAGCCCGGCTGAGCTTCTGTCTGACTGTCGCAAACTGGTTGATTGCGCCCAACTGCGTTGCGGGGGCTTTTTGAGCGTGCGCAGCTGCTTGCCGCCCGGATCGGAAACGCTGGGCTTATTGCGCGGCAAAACTCCGGTTTGCCCAATGTTTGATGTTAGATATTCTGGATTGGTGACCGCGCTTGCTCGAATCTGCCGCAGCAAGAATCGCAAGGCAAAGGCAGAACTGGAAATCCTCAACTATCACACAAGGACAGGTGCTTACAAATGGATCCCTCACAAATGACTTTTGGCGACGTGCGCCGCATGATCGTGCAGACCATCGTGGATTTGCGCGAAGAACGAATCCCGGTTTCGACTGGAATGGCGATTGCCGCAAACATGAAGGTGTTGAACGACAACATACAGGTCGAGATCAACGCCGCAAAATTGGCGCTGCAAACAGAAGATCGTGCTCACTCATTTGGCCGCGTGGCCCGTATGGGTCAGCAGTTGATCGGAAACGATCCGTCGGCTGGTTGACTGCTGGGGGACGCATGAAACTCGACTTCACAGGACTCGCGCAGCGCCTGCTCATCTCCTCCGAAACCCTCGTCCCGCAGTGGCTCCCCGGCGGACGCCGCAGGGGCCACGAATGGGTCTGCGGCGATCTGGCAGGCGGCGAGGGAACCTCGCTGAGCGTCAACCTGCTGAGCGGCAAGTGGGCCGACTTCGCCACCAGCGACCGTGGCGGGGATCTCATCAGCCTGTACGCCGCGATCCACGAACTGCCGATGGCCGAGGCCTACCGCGAACTCGACGACGCGCCGCAGGCGCCCCCGACGCGACCGACGAAACCGGCGAAACCCCCCAGAACCGTCGTCACGCCGGTTCCCGAGGCGGTAGCGGACTGCGAGTGTGTACACCCGCTATACGGCGCACCGTCGGCACGCTGGACGTACTGGGACGGCAACGGTGAGGTGCTGGGCTACGTCGCCCGCTACGATTTCCCGAACACCCGCAAGCAAATCGTGCCGTGGACGTATGACGGGCAGGCCTGGGGTATGGGCCAGTGGCCCGTCCCGCGCCCGCTGTACCGGCTGCAGGAACTGGAGGCCCGCAGCGCAGACCCTGTGTTGGTCGTCGAGGGCGAGAAAGCCGCAGACGCGGCGGCGCAGATCTCAGGGCCTTACGTCGTCTGCACCTGGCCCGGTGGCGGGCAGGCTGTCAACCGCGCCGACTGGAAGCCGATCCACGGGCGCAAAGTCCTCCTGTGGCCAGACGCCGACGACGCTGGCATCCAGACGATGCAGCGCCTTGCGGCCATGCTGGCGCCGCACTGCCCCGAGGTCAAGGTCATCGACCCGACGGGGATGCCTGACGGGTGGGACGCTGCGGATAGCGGGTTCGCGTCGTGGCAGGAGGCGCGAGCCTGGATCGCACCGCGCACCAGCGTGTTCGCGCAGCAACCGGAACCCGAGCCGCCGAAACCTGCGGGGCCGGATGAGCCGCAGAACGAGGAGCACGCGCAAGCGCAGGCCGCAGCAGACGAGCGCGACCCGTCGTTGCTGGAGGTCGGGGAGTGGCATAAGCGGTTCGCCTACGTCGTGCCTGACGATGCCTATTTCGACATCCAGCAGTGCGTGGAGTACACGCGAAACTCGTTCAACGCACTGTACCGGCACGTCCGGTGCCACAGCATCCACGCCAGTACGTCAGGCGCAGCGCGCCGGGTCGAGGCGGCTACGTCGTACGACGAAAACCGCGCGGCGATGCGCGGCAGGATGCTGCAGGGGATTACCTATGCGCCTGGGCGCGCGGTTCTGTGCGAGCACGTCGGGCAGGTGTATGGGAACAAGTGGCGCAACGCCCGCCCTGACTGCGTCGGCGGCGATCCTGGCCCGTGGCTGGCGCACGTCGAGCGGCTGATCTCGGATCCGGCGGAGAGGCAGCACCTGCTCGACGCGATGGCGTTCAAGGTTCAAAACCCTGGCGTGAAGATCAATCACGCGCTGCTCATCGGCGGCGTTCCTGGCGCGGGCAAAGACTCAATGATAGCACCGCTCTTGTACGCGATCGGCGGGGAAAACAAGACCAACTGCACCAGCGTCGAGGCGGCAGAACTGCAGCAGGTCTGGGGATATTTCCTCGAAAATGAGGTCATCATTTTCAACGAATTGCGGCAGAGCGAAGCCATCGACCGTCGCGCACTGGAAAACCGGCTAAAGCCAATTCTGGCCGCACCGCCGGAACTGCTGACCGTGCAGAGAAAGGGCCAGCATCCCATATCGGTCCTAAATCAGGCGCTCGTCATCGGCATGACGAACTATAGGGACGCGATTGCGATCCCATCAGAGGATCGGCGCTGGTGGGTGACGTGGACAGATGCCCCGAGGATGCGCGAGGAGGATTCGCTTGCCCTGTGGAGCTATTTCAAAGCCGGTGGGTTGCAAGCTGGCGCGGCATACCTGCGGCAGCGTGATGTGAGCCGATTCAACCCGGCAGCGACCCCGCCGTGGACCGATGCGAAGTCGATCATGGTCGGCAGTGCGCGCACGTCGGCAGAATCGTGGATCATCGAGCGCATCGAAAAGAAAGCGCTGGAGTTCCGGCACGGGTTCGCCTGCGGCCCGTGGCAAGCGGTCGTGGATCGGCTGCAGGATCACGCGCCACAGAATGTCCGTCTGAACGTCCCCGCACTGCTGCACGCGCTGTCAGAGTGCGGGTGGGTTGACGTCGGCCTAGTGAAGACGAAGCGCTATGGCACACGCCGCCACATCTGGCTGTCACCAGACTGGCGCGGCACGAAAACCGAGGCCCGGGACGCTGCGGAGACGGCGCACACTGCGACCGTTCACGCGTTCCGGCGCACTGCTGACGACTGAAACATGGCCGTCGAACTACACGACATCCATCATCAACTCAACCACAAGGAGCCGCTACCATGCGCGACATTGAAGACATCGGTTACGCAATCAGCAGGCTGGCAGCAGCCATCACCCCGACAGATGCGATTCCGTTCAAAGGTCCACTGGGGCATCAGGTCGGCAGCTTGACCGAGGCCATTATTTACGCCGCAGATACGATTGCCGACTCAATCAATCGACTGGAATTTATGGTTGAGGAGGTGCGCGACGCGATCGCGGAACTCGATCCTCCTGCCGGCAAGTGAAAAAACGCCCCCGGGAGACGGGCTCAACCGGGGGCAGAACGGGCTTTCGCCCTAGGAGACAGACGCGTCGACCGAGTGCGTCGACGCGTGGATTATAGATCCAGCAGCAGGGCTAGCAGGAGTGCGATCAGAATCGCGATCAGCGCGGCGATCACGGTTCGAACTCCAGCGCCACCGCCATTGGCGCGTCGCGCCAGGAGCCGCAGGCAGCGCGCACGGCGGCGTTTTCTGCTGCGTACCATAGCCGCGCTGCCGCGTACCATGTCTGCGAGCCGTGGCGGGCACGCTGCACGTCGGCGTGACAGGCGGCGGGCGTGACACCGGCGGCGGCGAACACCGCTTCGGCGGCGGCGATGCCGCGCGCCAGGTCGTCGGGCGGGCGTTCAAGATTTTTGAACAGTAGGGGCATCACTCAATCCCCGGCTCGTCGCACTCACGCATCGAACGATGCAGCATTTGATCCCATACAAATTCCGGCACGTCTTCGGTGCGCGGATAGTCTGCGTCGCGCAGGCGCTGCAACATACGCGCGGCTATTTCATCTTCGCACCATTGGCCGATATATGGCGCCAAATCGCGCGGGGTCATTCCATCAATTCTCATCGTCATTCTCCAGTGTCAAAACAACGCCTCCGGCGTATCTGCCGGCGGCGGGCTATAGCGCGGCACAGGGCGCGCGCAGGGCGGCAGCGAGGGGTAGTCCAGCAGCGCGGGCGGAAAAGGCCACACAGGCCCGCGTAGGGGCTCCGTGGGCCGGGTCGGGGTCGGGGTCACAGGCCGACAACGTAGACTTCACCGCGCCCGTCGATCGTCGCGCCAGCGTAGACCATCGGCAGGTCGGGCCAGTGCTTCGCGCGCAGGGCTTCGGCGGCCTGTTCGTGCTCGCGGCCCGAATAATCGTAGTGGACGGTCGCCGACCAAACGGCATCGCTGCCGCGATAGGTGCTGGCCTTGACGCGCGCGCCGCGCGTATTGGTTGCGGGCAGGTAACGGGTGTGGATTGCAACGGGCATGGTCTATCTCCAGTGTGAGCGCCAGCGTGGCG